TTTATCTACTTTACTCATATTACTTTTTCGTTTTTTCTCTGCTTCTCTTTCTCTAGTAGCACTATTAACTCTTCTTACCATGTCTCGTTTTTGCCTGTCACTTATAGCTTTTCTGCTTGTTCCTTCAATAAGTCTACTTGCACCCTGTGTATTATTTCCCTGAGATAAATTAGGTAGATTACTTTCTATTTCTGTAAAAGCAGGTTCTGTAGTATTAGGTTGAACAGAAGGTACAGACGGTCTTTGCATACCTTGAGTGTAAGCCAATTCATCTGGTAAAGGTATACTTGAGGGTAATGAACCTACAGGTCGTGCTGTAGTTTGTAAATCTTCTAATGAAGCAGCATCTGTTTGTCCAAGTGCCATAGGTTTAGGTGGTGATATATCATCATATGTAGAACCTTTAAATGGGTTTGGTGGTGATATATCATCGTATGTAGAACCTTCAAATGGGTTTGGTAATGAAGAAGCATCGTCTATTTCTCCACCTAATCCTGCAGGTCTACTAGGTGGTGTACTTGCTCTTTCAACTGCTCCCTCTTCTTGCAATCCAAGAGCTACTTTAGCTTTTCTTCCTAGCTCTATACCTGCGTCTTTATATACATCACCAATAGCGTTAATAACGTCTGGAATTTCTTTAACAGCTTTAGGTAATTTTTCTAATAAGCTGTCTAAATCTTCTTTAAGTTTTGCAGGTCTACCTGCTAAATCTTCTTTTGCCATATCTGCACGTTCTTTAAAAGACAAATCAAAATAGGCATCCCTAGCCTCTTTACCTGTTTTACCTACAAATCTAGGGTCTTCTGAATCTTGAAGGTTTTTAATGTCTTTGTCTATTTGAGCATCCCTTGAGGCTTTACGTTCTGCTTCTCTTGCTTTTTTTCTATCGTCTTTTCTTTCTGCTTGTCTTCTATCGGCATCACTCTCACCATCATCAGGTGTAGGGTCTGGACTAGGTGCAGGTGTGGGTTGGTCTCCTTCAGGACCATAAGGTGTTACACGTGTAAGTCCTGTCGTACTTTCCATAGGTCTACCCATGTAGTCTTCTAGTTTATATACAACTTCACCTTTTTTATTTTGGTAAGCTACTCGACTTGGAGCATACGGATTGTCTCCTCTACCTGCCTCATACCCCATCATTCTTTCAAAGTCTGTTTGTTGTGGTTGTTGCGGTGGTAGCTTTATCATAGGCATACCATACTCATCTGTGTAATAATTTTTTTCTGATGTTGGCTGTGGTGCAATAGGTTCTTTAGATTGTGTGTAGTCTTTTTCTGGTTTTGGTTGTGGCATGTTTTTATATACTTTGTTTGCTTCTTGTATTCTTTCGTTTGCTAACTCATTTCCAATCGCTTTTTTGTACTCTTCTTGAGTTATTTCCGTATCACCAGACATTCTTCCCAACATACCTGCAGGAAGTAACCTATACTGTTTTGTTTCTGTATTGTAAAAATACATGTGTGGCATAAAACCAGAATTTTCTTGCATACCTGTTCCACCACCAAATCCTGCTACCTGACCTACTGCATTTCCAATAACATTAACATTAGAAGGAACATCCGTACCTTCTTGTGCATATATAATACCACCCTGTGCCATTTCTTTTTCATCGTCATCATCATCGTCATTACCCATGACAACAATATCCGTAACACCAAAGGGTAGGTCATCGGGTATCTCAGCTTCTTCTGAATTACCCATCTGCCCCATTTTTTCCATCATCTGCAAACCCATCTTGGCTTCTTGTCTCATTTGCATAAGTTTATTTAAACCAATATATCGAACAACATCTGCAGGAATTACAAACTCACCTTCACTTAACATAGCAGGTACATCATCACGTACTTCCTTTTTAAGTGAGCCAGATGGTACATCATTACCAGATTCTTTATCAACAGTACCGCCCTCATCTTGAAGTCCACCCTCTTGCATAAATGCCATTTTCATTTGTTGATTTAACATTGCACCACCCTTGTTTAATTCATTGCTACGTTTTTTTGCAGCAGCTTCGGCTTCTGGTATACTATCGTGTACACTCGTAGGAATAAGCCTATTATTTTTTATTGCTTCCACTAATTCATCATCTGTATATCTTTTACCTGCATGTATACTAGGAACATTATAATACTTACCCTCTATAGGACCAACAGTAGCAGATTTTTCAGATACTCTTTCACCTTCTTTTGTTCTATATACCGTTCTACCTGCTTTAGTTTTTTCTTTTGTGGGTGTACCAACTAATTCTCGTTTAGCCATTGCTATTTACTTCATCCCTTAATTTTGTAAGTTTACGTAATGTCATAATAGAACCCTGTGACCTATTTAATACTGTTACACTATCTGTCTGTTCCATTATACGATGTTGTTCTGTAATTAAGTAGTCTAAATAATTATTGAACTGTTCCCACGCCTTGTGGTTGCTGACCAGTTGGTTGAGCTTCTTCAGGTGCTCCTTGTTGTTCATTTCCTGTAAATCCTTCTTCATTTGGTGTTGGAGCTATGCCAGTACCTATAGTACCACCACCTGCTCCTGTCGGGTCATTTGGGTCTGTTCCTGCAGGTACACCTTCCTGTTGAGGTGGTGCAGGTTGTTGAAACTGTTTCATTAGTTCCGCTTGCACTGCAGCTTCATCCATATTGTTTGTTACCTTGTCTGGGTCTAAGTCCATTGACTTTGCAATCTCACTAATAATATACTGAAACTTAGCAAAGGGTGCAAGTGCAGGATTAGATGCCACACCCAAGAACTGCATGAGCCTTTGACTTCGTACCTCGTTAGCCATAAGACTTTCCGTACCACGTGCCTTAACTTCTAAGTCACCCTTTATTTCAGGGTCAAAGTCAAACTGCATGTTAAACTGAAAAAAACCCTCACCTAACGGTCTAAGTAAATAGTCATCTATATTTTTTATAACTGTCTTTATGTTACCACTTGCAGCATTCATCAACATAGATATACCACTAGCAGTTCTACCTACTCCTGTAACACCTGTTTGACCATGTGCAAACGAGGGTAAACCTGTGCTTTCATCTGCAAGTTGTCTTGCTTTGTCAAACAGTTGTAAGTTCTCATTGGACACATTTGGGAACTTCGTTCCAAAGATAGCTTGCCCTGGAGCACCACCCTGTCTTCTGAATACTTTCCCTGGATATACACTAAGGTCTTGCCCTGGAACTAAGTTAGTTTCATCTACCTCTATCAACAGATTGCCTGACAGTACAGCATTGTCTACAGCCATACGCATAAACCCATTCATTAGTGTTTGGGTATCGTCCATATTTTCTGCTAAACCTACACCAAAGAAAGAATAAGGGTTGAGTTCATAAGGTGCAGCCATGTAGGGTATCTTCATAGGCTTAAAAGGATTAAGTACCATGCGTAATAGTTTATTATTACAAATCCAAACATTAGCCTGTAGTTCATCAAATGCCTCCAATTCAGATGGTATATCAACACCCTCTTGTTGTAACAATTCAATATCAACCATACCCCAATACTCAAGGACTTCAAATCTATCTACACCATGTGAAGCAGAGTAATCAGATAGGTCATCTTCCCAATATTGTTTCTCATAGTTTTCACCCATTTCAATACAGTCATCAATAACCTGTCCTCTAAAGTAAGGTCTTTTCTTTAATGCACGTAATTGTGACCTAGACATTTTGTGTCGTTCTATAGCATAGGTTGCTTCGTCCATATTGTTTGCATCTGGGTCAGGATAAAAATTCCATACCGATACATGGGATAGTTGTGGTATTGTTTTAAATGCAGGGTCATATTCACCCTCATCACTCCAATGCGGATATTCTTTGTCTACAGCAAATGGACCTTTCATTATACCTGTACCAAACAATGACATTTCAAATGCTGAGTTACGTAGATGTTTATTGGCACTAGACTCTTGCAGTTGGTCATGTATTTTCTTTTGCATCTTCTTTGCAGCAATCATAGCAGGACTAAATGTAATAGCGGTAGGTGTCTTACCTGCACCTTGTTCTAGTCCATTTATATTTTTTAATTTTTCCGATAGTGGTCCAAGACTATCCATTAAACTTTTTTCGGTAGCACCTTTAGGTAAGTCCATACCGTCACCTGCAAATCCGTAAGGACTAGCATCAGGCTCTTGTTTTATATTCTCTGGTTTTTGTGGGTCAAAGTTTACGTCCTCAACTACACCTTCTGGTAATTCAGTTGGCTCTACCGTAAGAGGAAACTTGTTACCTGCAAAGAGTACATCAATTATCTGACTGTAAGCAGCGAGTGTTTTTGTTTTAGTTGTTTTTATAAATACCCTTGACTTCTCAGCTTCAGTAAATTGTACATCTGAACCATACAACCCTCTATAGTTTTTGTAAGCTTTTAACCATCGTTGCTCATCATATTCTCTAAAGTTATCTGACTTTTGATATTTACCCATCACAAAGGGTATTATATTTGCAACGTCATAATCAGCTTGATTACTTTCTTCTGCATCTCCTAGTGAGATTGCGTCATCTTCAATCATAATTTCTTCTGCCATATTAATATCCAAATGTTGTATCAGCTATCGCCATACCGTTAGGGCGAGAAGCGTGAGGGTCATAATCAAATATACTAAATCGTGGTCTTGACATTATACCATATCTTAAAGCGTCATACAAGTGGTCTTCTGATAAAGTGTCAATATCTTCTGGGTTCTTTTTATCTAACGGAATCGAGGGTAGTTGAGCCACAATATTTGTACAGCTATTGAAGAAGACCAAACGAGGCTCTTCAGTAAACTCATCGACTTGTAGTCTTCTGTGTACTTCGTTCTTTCCTGCAATTCTACTTCCTTTGCTTCTGTCTGATGGTCTCCAACGGCATCCTCTTTTAATCATCTGCTCCGCAAGAGAAGGACCAGTATCCCCACGTTTATGCCAAAGACTACTATCCAATACCCCATACCTAATTGTTCCATCTTCTACCTCTGCTTCCATTACCATGTCAGCTAGGTCTGTTGCTAAGACCTTTGAGACATAGAGTTCTCTGTATATAATAAGTTGCTCATTAGGATTAACAGCGAACCAAACAACTGCAGACTTACTGCCATATCCATAGTCACATGCTCTAAACTTAACCCAATTATTTGGTATGTTAAAAGGCTCAATAACATGTATGTCACGATTAAACTCTGTAAATGCTGCTCCCTCTTTAATATCCCAATCGCCTTCAAGGAGTTGTCTTCTCTGTTGTTCAGGAAGGGATAACAACATCGCCTCATAGTCACCCTGCTCTGCCAAGTATGGATTGTCCATAAGTCTTGCAGGTATAAATTTACGTTTGAAGAGAGCTTTACCTGCTTTGCTATGTCCTTCAGGGTAGCGGAGTACTTGATTTGTTTCAATGTCGGTTGCCTCAAATGCTTTGTTAGGTACTGCAGGGTCTATAAACATCTTCTTAACCCAACCATGTCCTCTACCTCCAGGGTTAGTAGTAGCCCTCATATATACAGGCAAGTCGGCTGATGTACTTCTAAGTCGTGACCTCATGTAGTTCCAAGCAAAGGGTGTAGCCCACTGAGTAAGTTCGTCAAAGCCTATCCAACTAAACGCAAGACCCTGATACCTAAGTACGTCATCATCTCTGTCTAAGTAGGATAGCCACAATCGTGCTCCAGAGGGGGCTACCCATTGCATTTTTCTTTCTGACCATTTTATTCCCTTCCATATCTTAGGGTAAAGTTCTTGAGATTTAAATATAAGTTCTCGTAACTCTTCTGTGGTATGGCGTAAAAGAAGCCCACTAAAATTAGGATGACCCATGTAGCGTAGTGGGTCTGCAAGCATTGCGTAACTCTTACCACCACCTGCACTTCCACCATATAAAACCTCTCGTTCACCTGCTGCTAAGAAATCTGTCTGTGGACCTTCATTAGGCTTAAATATAACATTACGTGATTCCTCTATAGGCTGTGCATCTAATTTAATTGGCTGCTGTAATGTTTTCTTTTGCACCTGTTCTTTGGGTTTCAATTTCTTTCGCCTTGGCGATTGCCTTTTCCGCATACTCTGCCCACTTGCGGATGCTTCTAACTTGGTTCTTACGCTGTCGCTCATTCGCTACCCTTTTTCTTAAACCTACGTGAGATATGTATCGTTGTGTTTGTGTTGTTAGCCAATTAGCTACCTCTCTATACGAATACTGTTTTAAATAATCTCTTGCCATTTCAAGTTTATCTAATTCATTTTGAACTGGCTGTAGTAAGTTGGGGTCTTGTTCGTCTTGTACATAACCAAATGGTATAGTACGTGCTATACGTGGAATAGGTGTCCACTCTGTTTCGTCCTTAATATCTAAAGGCTGTGGTAATTCCCATTTGCCTAAACTTCTAGTCATCGTCTTCCTGTTTCTTAGGGGGCATAAGCATAACACCGCCTGATGACTCTACCTGAATCTTTTCAGTTTTAATTAAACCTGTTCTGTCTAAGAGTTCTTTTGCTGCTGACATTTTATCTCTTATGCCAAGTTCTGTAGGGTCTATTAATCCACCTGCCAGTGCTACGGCTGCTCTAGGAGCATTACGTGCCATGTATGTTTGTGTAGCGTCCATGATTTCATCTTTAAGTCCATTAATTACATCAGTAGTAGATGTACCTTCTGAATAACCTGCTAATTGTTTAGCTAATACTACATCACCTGCAGCCCCATCAAACAATACATTTAAAAACATCTGTTGCTTTTCTGTGAGTTGTCTACTCATTATACTATATCCTTATTGACTTGTCAACACATTTATATCGTATTGTGTGCGGTTCTACTAATTGAGGTCTTACGTGTGACACAAATGCACCTACCATTGATATACATTCCTGTACTGTACTCGCCTGATGGTCTGGATTAAAATGTTTACAGCTTACGGACTGGTCCATAGGAGACATAAGACATATCGTAACCAAAGGCAAAAACATATCAATACTGCCCACTCAATTCAAAGTGTGGTCCATCTATAAATGGTCTACGCCCTTCTTGTCTGCGAGTATCTATGTAGTCATTCATAGCTGCTTCCATTGTCATGTTACAAGTACGCAAATCATTAATATGCCAAGCTGCACCCCAACGTAAAGCTACGTCCTCAAGCTTTGCAGCTTCCATCATAGCGTCAGCAATGTCGTCATAGACATTGAGTTCC